AGTTTGCTGGTACAGGCTACACCTACGACTCAGATAAAGATATCTTTGTTGCGCCTTCGCCATACCCAAGTTGGTCTTTAGACGATAACAGTGATTGGCAAGCCCCAACGCCAATGCCAGAGGATGATAACAAATACTCTTGGAACGAGGATACTCAAAGTTGGGATTTAGTTGAACCTATTAATGATGACACAGAATAACATGAATTTAGATTTTGAACCTACGGTACTTGGTATTACTGTATTAGTTGTCAGTATAGCTGAAATTAATGAGGGTCTTCAAAGTTTATTATTTCTTGCTACCTTAGTGTATACGATCATTAAGATTGTTCAACTAATAAAGAAAAAGTGAAATACTTTACACATGCAGAATTTGATTCTCCAGACTCTCCCGATAGCGGAAGTAATATGGACGAATCTTTTTTACGTATGCTCGACAGCGCACGTGAAGCAGCAGGAACGCCATTTAAAATTAACTCTGGATTTAGAACGCCAAAGCATAACAAGAAGGTGGGAGGATCAGATAACTCATCACACCTTAGAGGATTTGCAGCAGACATACATGTAACATCTAACAGCACACGGTATGTAATACTAGAAGCTTTACTTAACTTAGGCTTTAATAGAATAGGTGTAGCTGATACGTTTATTCATGTAGATGCTGACCCTATCAAAACAAAAAATATAATTTGGACGTATGCTTAAACTACTTAAAAAATTATTAGGATTTAGTGACTCAGGCGTAGATGGTCTAGGTCTTGAAATAAGACAACTTATAAAAGGAAAAGAAATAGATCCTCAAAAACTTATTGAGATGCAAACTGCTATCAACGAGATGGAGGCAAAGCACAGAACAATCTTTGTGGCTGGATGGCGCCCCTTCATTGGCTGGGTCTGTGGGATAGCCCTTGCATATAATTTTATCATAAGAGATATGCTAGTATGGTATATGGGAGCTGCAACAGCGCCACCTGCTCTACAGATGGAGCATCTTATGACCGTACTTATTGGTATGTTAGGACTAGGTGGTATGAGAACGTTTGAAAAATTAAATAATAAATCTAATTAAATGGCACAAGTAATGTCTGCTCTTCACTATGAGAAACCAAAAACTCGTAGACCAGGAGTTCACGCAAAAACAAAATCTTCTAAAGTAAAATCTTCGAAGTATTACCAAAAAAAATATAGAGGTCAAGGCAGGTAAATTATTTATATCTTTGTATTAATTAAATTTAATCAAATGGATATTAGAAAAATTTCAATAGGAGCTGATTATAAGTCTAGCTCTATGCATTACATAGTGGGACAAAATATATTAGGTGGAAGTCATATAATACATTTAATTAAAAAAGATTCCGACAGTATAAAAATATGGATTAAGAAAGAAGATGAAGTTTTATGCTGGAAAGAGTTTAATAACAACATGCCTTGGGTAATAGAATTTAACATTAACTTTTAATGAAATCACCATTTTATTTTATCGTTAAGCCATTAGATGACAAGCGATATAACAATACTAAAAATGTAAGTGGTATTGAACTCATAACAAGTACCTCAGAGGAGAATCACAAAGCATCTAATCGTGAGGGAATAGTTGAGGCTACCCCACTAGGATATGATGGAGATATAAAAGTAGGTGATACCCTGCTGGTTCATCACAATGTTTTTAAGTTTTATAATGACATAAAAGGGAGAAGGAAAAGTGGTAAAAGTTATTTTAAAGATGATTTATTTTTTATTGATGATGATCAATTTTTTATGTATAAAAGTGAAGGTGAGTGGTATTGCCATGATAGATATTGTTTTATTCAGCCTGTCGAAAAACAAGAGTCTTTTATTTCTAAACTAGGAACAGAAGAACCTTTAATAGGTGTTTTAAAGTATGCAAACAATTTTTTAAAATCTAAAGGACTGAAAAATGGAGACACTATTTCTTTTAAACCTGACAGTGAGTATGAGTTTATGGTAGATGATGAGAAGTTGTATAGAATGTATGACCACCAAATAACAATGGTATTATGAACTCAGAGGAATTAAAGAGAGAGATTATACATGCAGGTCGTAGAGCTGTAGAGCAACTAATAAAAGTAGCGAAAGAAGATATTATAAAGCCTGACCTAGACGATGAGCTGGCGGCAGATAGATTAAAGAATGCAGCAGCAACTAAAAAGCTTGCTATATTTGATGCGTTTGAGATATTAAATAAAATAGACGTTGAAGAAGAAAATTTAAAAGACGTGAATGTTAAAATAAGTAACCAAGGTTTTGCAGAAAGAAAATCAAAATAATTTATATCAAGAAATAAAGGGCTATATCCCCTCTGCTGTTTTATCTAGAAAAAATAAAGCTAGGACGTGGATTTATGGTTATAATGAAAAATATGATTTTGTAAACATTTCTAAAAACGGGCAAGTAGGTCTTATTATAAATATAAATGGATTAGCTATAGGGTTGCCTGTAAAACCAAAAAACATATTTAAAAGATCAGACAAAAAATCCAATCAATATTGGGAGCGTCATCAATGCCCTGTAGAATTATCTAAAATAAATTCTATTTTTCAATGGAATGAAATGAGCTCTGTATTTAAAAGCAAATGGATTGATTATGTTGAAACTGAGTTTGATAAAAGAGATGAAGGTTATTGGTATTATAATAATGGCAAGCCTACTTATATTACAGGTTCTCATTATATGTATTTGCAATGGACAAATATAGATGTTGGTTATCCAGATTTTAGAGAGGCAAATAGAATATTTTTTATTTATTGGGAGGCTTGCAAAGCAGACAAGAGATGCTTTGGTATGTCTTACTTAAAAATTAGAAGATCTGGGTTTTCTTTTATGGGCGCCTCTGAATGCGTAAATAAAGGTACGCTTGCTAAAGACTCAAGGGTAGGTATTTTATCTAAAACAGGTGCTGACGCTAAAAAACTTTTTACCGACAAAGTAGTCCCCATTGCAAATAGACTTCCATTCTTTTTTAAGCCAATACAGGATGGTATGGATAAACCTAAAACAGAGTTAGCGTTTAGAGTTCCAGCATCTAAGATTACAAAAAAGAACATGCATGAAGTAATGAACGAAGAGCTAGACGGGTTAGACACAACTATTGATTGGAAGAACACAGATGACAACTCTTATGATGGTGAAAAACTTTTACTTTTAGTACATGATGAATCAGGTAAATGGATAAAGCCTAATAACATTCAAAACAATTGGCGTGTAACTAAAACTTGTTTACGATTAGGAAGTAAAGTTATAGGAAAGTGTATGATGGGATCCACGTCAAATGCTTTAAGCAAAGGGGGTGATAATTTTAAAAAATTATTTGATGACTCAAACATTATAACTAGAAATGCAAATGGGCAAACTAAAAGCGGCTTATATTCTTTGTTTATTCCGATGGAATGGAACATGGAAGGGTTTATAGATATATATGGCATGCCTGTTTTTTATACTCCACAAGAAAAAGTAAAAGGAGTTGATGGTGAGTTTATAGATTATGGGGCTATTAACTATTGGCAAGCTGAAGTGGATTCATTAAAGAAAGACGCTGATGCGCTGAATGAATTTTACAGACAGTTTCCTAGAACTGAGTCGCATGCATTTAGGGATGAGAGTAAATCATCAATCTTTAACTTGACTAAAATATATCAGCAGATAGATTATAATGATTCATTAATAATGGAACATCATGTAACTCAAGGTAAATTTTATTGGAAAGATGGCGTTTTAGACTCCGAAGTTATTTGGGCTCCTGATACAAGAGGAAGGTTTAAAATTAGCTGGAGTCCTTCTGTTAATTTAAAAAATAAAAAAATAAAAAAAAATGGAATATATCATCCAGTTAATGAGCATATTGGAGCTTTTGGCTGTGACAGTTATGATATATCTGGAACAGTTGGTGGAAGAGGTTCTAACGGAGCTTTACACGGTCTTACAAAATTTAATATGGATCAAGCTCCTAGTAATGAGTTTTTTTTAGAATACGTAGCGCGTCCCCAAACAGCAGAAATATTTTTTGAAGATGTATTAATGGCTTGTGTTTTTTACAGCATGCCTATATTAATTGAAAATAATAAACCTCGTTTATTGTATCATTTTAAAAATAGAGGATACAGAGGGTTTTCTATGAATCGTCCAGACCGAAGATTTAATAAACTTTCTAAAACAGAAAAAGAATTAGGGGGGATACCTAACTCTTCAGAGGAAGTAAAACAAGCTCATGCGTCAGCTGTAGAGTCTTATATTGAAAAACACTTAGGATTAGACTTAGCTGAAACATACAGGGAAAGTGATCAAATGGGTAGTATGTATTTTACTAGAACTTTGGAGGAGTGGGCTAGGTTTGACGTAAGCAACAGAACAAAGTTTGACGCCACCATTAGTTCGGGGTTGGCAGTGATGGCAAATCAAAAATCTGTTTATTTGCCTATTGAAAAACAATCAAAAATAAACCTTAACTTTGCAAGGTATAATAACAGTGGAACATTAAGTGAGTTAATTAAATGAAAGAAGTTAACATAAGCATTCCTTATCTAAATTTTCCTGATCAATTTGCTTCTGATGAAGAAAAATCTTCTTTAGAGTATGGGTTACAAATTGGGCAAGCAATACAATATGAATGGTTTAGAAAAGATTCTAATGGATCTCGCTTTTACAGTCAATATAGAGATTTTAATAGATTAAGATTGTATGCGCGAGGGGAACAATCAGTTGCTAAATATAAAAATGAAATTTCAGTTGATGGAGATTTATCTTATTTAAATCTTGACTGGACGCCTGTGCCTATAATTCCTAAATTTGTTGACATTGTAGTTAATGGAATGGCTGATCGTTTGTTTAAAATAGAAGCTTATGCTCAAGATGCTTTATCTCAAAACAAAAGAAACAAGTTTCAAAGAAACGTTCAAGCTCAAATGGCAGTTAAAGAGCCTTTGATGACATTGCAAGAAAGCACAGGGTTTAATCCTTTTACAATGAACCCCGATGACTTACCCGCTAATGATGAGGAGTTAAGTCTTTATATGAATTTAAACTATAAACCCGCTATAGAGATTGCTGAAGAAACAGCGATTAATACTATTTTTGATGAGAATCATTATAACGATACACGAAAGCGTATTGATTATGATATAATGACAATAGGAATAGGGGTAGCTAAACATGAGTTTTTACCTGGAGCAGGGGTAAGTATTTCGTATGTAGATCCTGCTAATATTGTATACAGTTATACAGAGGATCCTTATTTTAAGGATTGTTTTTATTGGGGCGAAATAAAAACTGTTCCTATTACGGAACTTATTAAAATTGATCCTACATTAACTAATGAGGATTTAGAAAAAATATCTCGTTACAGCCAAAGCTGGTACGACTATTATAATACAGCTCAATTTTACGAGAATGATATGTTTCATAGAGACTCTTGTACGTTAATGTATTTTAATTACAAAACAACTAACACGGTTGTATATAAAAAAAAGAAATTAGAAAACGGGAATTCTAGGTTTATAGAAAAAGATGATACTTTTAATCCACCAGACGAAATGATGGATGAGGGTAATTTTGAAAAAGTAGAAAAAAAGATTGATGTTTGGTACGATGGTGTTATGGTGATGGGAACAAACATTGTTTTAAAATGGGAGCTTGCTAAGAACATGGTAAGACCTAAGTCCGCATCTCAACATGCTCTACCAAATTATGTAGCTATAGCCCCTAGAATGTATAAAGGAGTTATAGAGTCCTTGGTTAGAAGAATGATTCCATTTGCTGATTTAATTCAAATCACTCATTTAAAATTGCAACAAGTAATTGCTCGTACAGTGCCAGATGGTGTGTATATAGATGCAGATGGTTTAAACGAAGTAGACCTAGGTACTGGTGCAGCTTATAATCCAGAGGACGCTTTAAGGCTTTATTTTCAAACAGGTAGTGTTATTGGAAGAAGTTATACGCAAGACGGAGAGTACAATCAAGGTAAAGTCCCGATACAGCAGCTTACAAGTAACTCAGGAGCTTCTAAGACACAAATGCTTATAGGCAACCTAAATCATTATTTAGATATGATACGAGCTGTAACAGGCTTAAATGAATCTAGAGACGCATCCACTCCTAGCCCCGACTCTTTAGTCGGTGTGCAAAAATTAGCCGCATTAAATTCTAACACCGCAACAAGACATATATTAGATGGAAGTCTTTACATATATAGAACGTTAGCTGAAGCTCTTACATATAGAGTGGCAGATGTGTTAGAATATGCGGACTTTAAAGAAGAGTTTGTAAATCAAATAGGTAAGTATAATACAAGAATACTGCAAGAAATTAGCGATTTATATATTTATGATTTTGGAGTGTTTATAGCGGTAAGTCCTGATGAAGAACAAAAAGCTTTATTAGAACAAAATATACAAATGGCTTTATCTAAACAAGATATTAATTTAGAAGATGCAATTGACATTAGGGAAATTAAAAATATAAAACTTGGCAATCAATTGCTAAAAGTAAAACGTAAAGCTAAAGAAGAAAGAGATCAAAAAAATGCAATGGCTAAACAAGCAATGATTTCTAAACAACAACTAGAATCTCAACAAATTGCAGCTCAATTAGCTATATCTAAAATTAATGCTGAGGCGCAAGCTAAAATGCAGTACAGGCAGGCTGATATATCTTTTGAAATAGAAAGGCAAAAAGCTGAAGCCCAATTAAAATCACAGTTAATGCAGCAAGAGTTTCAGTATAACTTACAGCTGCAAGGAATGACTCAATCTCAATTAAGTAAAAGAGAGTCAAGCAAAGAAGAAGCTAAAAGTAGTAGAATAAGCCAGCAGAATACTCAACAATCTCAACTTATAAATCAAAGAAATAATAATCTACCTCCTAAAACTTTTGAATCTACAGAAGATTCTTTAGATGGGTTTGATTTAGCTGAATTCTCACCAAGGTAAAAACATATATAAATTTTCTGTAAATTTGTATAAAATTTAATATAATGGAAATAAAAGTTAGAGACTTGACGGAAGTGGAAGCTAAGTCAAAACAACAAATTGAACAAGAACTGCTTGATAAGCACGAAAAAGAACAAGTAGATCCCAGCTCTTTAGAAGAGAGTAACGGACAAGCAAAGGTTGAAGAGCCAGTTGCTGAAGAAGTAAAAGAAGAAAAGCAACTAGAAGCACAAGAAGAAACAAAGGTTGAAGAGCCAGTTGCTGAAGAAGTAAAAGAAGAAAAGGTTAACCCAATCCCTATAGAAGAAAAACCTTCTTCTTTAGATTTAGATGACCAAACCGTTCTTTCATATATTGAGAACAGATATGGTAAGGAAATTAATTCTATTGACGAATTAGTTAGTAAACGTGAAGAAAGCGAACCGCTTCCTGAAGACGTTGCTGCTTACCTAAAGTATAAAAAAGAAACTGGACGAGGAATAGATGACTACGCTAAATTACAGGCGGATTATTCTGATTATTCTCCAGACTCTTTGCTAAGAGAATATTATACAATCACAGAAGAAGGATTAGATCCGGAAGACATTGATTCTATAATGGAGGAGTTTACTTACGACACAGAGCATGATGACGTTAGTGAAGTTAAAAAACTCAAGATTGCAAAGAAAAAAGAAATTGCCAAAGCTAAAAAGTTTTTTAAACAACAACAGGAATTATACAAACAGCCTCTTGAGTCAAGAGAAAGTTCTGCCCAAGTTAAA